AGATTTTATTAACTATGAAAGCTTGTTCTATAATTTAAATATCAATTATATTTGCAGCATAAAATTTAAACAGCATTTAAAGAACTAATAAATATAAGAACTATGGCAACAGAAAAGAGAAACCTATTAAAAGAGATTATGAACCTTGCTTGGTCATTTGTACGCAAGAACGGTTATTCAATGAGTGAAGCATTGAAATGCGCTTGGACTAATATCAAACTTCGTGCATTGCTTCATAAGAAGGTGGTTGAGTTCTATTTCAAGAAAACAGACGGCACACTGCGTCAGGCTTTCGGTACTTTAATGAGTGGCAGAATACCAGAGACAAAGGGTACAAAGAAAACAGCAGATAACTGCCAGGTGTATTTCGATTGTGAAAAAGAAGAATGGCGTTGTTTCAAAAAATGCAACCTTATAAAGATAGCTTAGTATTAACATTTAAAAGAATATGACTTATGAGAATTATAGACTTTAATCCTGAATTGCACAAGATAACATTTACTAACAAACAAGAAACAGTAATAACTGAATCAAACATTATGTTATTAAAACGAATGTTCAACAACCCCGAAAAATACCAGTATTACATGAAAACACTTTGGCTGTTGCGTTCTCTGAGTGAAAAGAAATGTTGTAAAGATGGCATGATAGACTCTAATGATGAAGTTTACCCGATATTTAGGCTTGCAAATGAACTTATTGGTAGTCTGCTACGAGAAGACACCTTTTTTGACTGCGAAGGTAATCTTATGCAAGGCTTTAATCCAAACATGATGAAAACTGCAATGTAAATCCCTCACACGATTATTTTGAAACAATCAGCCAAATGTTTGTTCTGATTACGGCAATTTTTAGGATAAACATTTGGCGGTTGGTAATTTTGCCATAGAATGAAATGCGCTTCGTGGCAGTTGCGCTGCAAAGATATTCAAGGCATTTCTTTCAAGGGGTAAACTGCCACTTTAGACCTCTTTTAAGATTTGCCTTTTTATATGTCAGGCGTGACAGGTCAAGGCAAGACATTCAGGTGTGCATGGGTTCAAATCCCAGCTTGCTACTACGGTCAAAATAAAATCCTCATTGATGAATTGACCGGTCATCAATGAGGATATGTTTAATTCAGGTTTTACAGCGTATGAACAAAGAAACCATAAATGAATCCCAATTCATACGGTACAAAGATAAGCAAATTTCTTATTGTACCTACAATGGCAGGATATATATTTCTTGCAAGGGGCTTAATTCTGATGTCGGGATAAGCATAAGCGAATGGAAATCAAAGAACATGTTGCAAATAAAAACGTATGCAGCCGAAAACGGATTGAAACTAAGAGAAATCATGTATTTCGGCCAGTATCTAGAAATCGGGATAGCTTTGATGTATTTCGCAAACAATAAAGAATTGACAGAGTGTGTAAAGAGTCAGATTGGTAACTTAAATTCAAAAAATATGAATGAGATACAGGTTTTACAGAGAACAACTTTATTAGGTAAAGAACTTACCGTTTACGGCAATGCAGAGAATCCGTTGTTTCTTGCTAAAGATGTAGCAGAGTGGATTGAATACGATGTAAGCAGCCTTAATAAACTCGTAAATACAGTAGACGAAGATGAAAGGCTGGTCGGAACATTATTCCGGTCAGGTCAGAACCGTCAAGTCTGGATGCTGACAGAGAGCGGTTTATATGAAGTCCTGATGCAAAGCCGCAAGCCAATAGCCAAACAGTTCAAGAAAGGCGTAAAAGCCATACTGAAAGAAATCCGAACTAAAGGCGGTTATATGGCAGTAAAATCGGATGATACGCCAGAAGAAATCATGGCAAAAGCCATCCTGTTAGCAAACTCAACCATCGAAAGGCAGAAAGAACGAATATCTGTACTTGAAACCGAAAAGAATCTGGTAGAAGAACAGAACAGACTGATGGCGCCAAAAGCTGCCTACTTCGACAATGTCCTTCAAAGCGAAGGATTGATAACAACAAATATCATAGCCAACGAACTTGGCATGAGTGCCAAAAAGCTGTACAAGATATTAAAAGAATTAGGCGTATTGTACAACCAGAATGGGGTTTACATGCTTTATGCCAAATACAGGGGATTAGGTTATGACAAGTACAGGACACACACCTATACAAGTGATACCACTGGTATGCAGGTTGCAAAGCAATACTTGTGTTGGACGCAACTTGGTAGAAAGTTTATACTTGATTTAGTAAACAGTAAATCGGCAGCTTAAAAACCGTTCATACACACGTCATTAAGTTGGCGTGTGTATAAAATGAAACAATTAGCAAATTGTTTCGTATGCGTTGAATTGTTATTCAAAATTGTCTTCATAATGGGGTATCTTTGTATAGATGCCATCGCGGGTTAGAGCAGTGGTCAGCTCGTCACTTTGACTTGGTGAAGGCCGGTGGTTCGAATCCATCACCCGCAACTAACATTTAAACTTTACACGATTATGAAAGTATTGACATTACAGATTAACAAAGAATGTTTTCAAGACATTCTAAATGGCAAACAAGATGTAGAACACAGGTATGTATATCCCTCTAATGTATCACGATATGTTTATTTTAGACATGATGGCAAAGAATACAAACGACAAGAGGATATACCCGACGATGATAAAGAGATTGAAGTAATACCAATCAAATATGATGCCTTATACTTAATCAATGGCAGACGAAAAGATGCACCACGTCTCACTGTGGAGGTGAAATCTGCCGAGTATGTTATTTTCGCTGATGAAGAAGGCAATGATCTTACAAAAATAGAAAACGGCGTAGAATACTTGATAAGTCAAGTATGGTATCATCTTGGCAAAGTAATAAGTACAGAGAACATTTAATCTAAATAGTCAAAAGCTGAGTCACAAGAGCAATTAACAGAGTTGCCGGGCCAAGACGAAATATGAATGGTGCCGGTTTAGGTGGAAGACTGGTAGCAAACCGTAGAAATACGGCAAGTGCTTCACAGTTAGGTAGTAGAGAACAAAGGCGATATGACTTAAATGTTGCCTTTAGTGGTGAAGGGGGTAAATGATGAACAAATATTTACTGTCTATGCAGATAATACAGAGTATCCGTGAAAAAACTGATACTGCTGTATTATATTATTCAGCCGGAGGTAAAGATAGTATAGCCTTATTGGACATGCTTGCTGGTATGTTTAATAAGGTTATATGCTATTATATGTACCTTATTCCCAACTTAGACCATGTCCAACCTTATATCAAATGGGCAGAAACAAAATACAATAACGTAGAAATTCGCCAAATAAAGCATTTTCAACGTGATTATTATGATGCCTGTGGATTCTTTCGTGAACCAAACATTTCAATCAAGCCAAGAAAAATTGGAGAAATAGAACAAGCTGTGAGAGAAGAAACAGGCATATCATACGCATTCAGCGGGATGAAAGGTGTAGATGGATACATGAAGCGGATGCGGTTAAAGAAATTCGCGAAGTCCAGTTATATAACAGACAAAGGTATGGTCTATCCTCTTGCATTATGGACGAACAAGGAAGTGCTTCAATATATTAGACTAAGAGGATTAATACAACCTTTTGTGTATGATCCAGGTGCTATAAGTCAAGGTTTTACCATTGATTTAAAAACAATGCTCATGATGCGAAACAAATATCCACATGATTTTAAACGTATTTTGGAAGAGTTCCCATACTCTGAAAAGCTAATTTTCGATTATGAATATAAACACAGAAAGTAGAGGTATTGAGTCAGAAAAAAATCGTTATCGGAATTAGAAAGTCAAAGAATGCGTATTCTGTATCGTGCAGCTCGTCAATATGGGCTAGGCACAAACAGACAGCATTCTGTACGTGATAGAGTCAATTTTGTTACAAGCAGATATAGAACAAATATGTTCAGATACTTTGGCTCAGACACGATTTCTCCTGCACAAGTAAAACAAGGAGTACCAAAAAGATTTTATGTAGGATTAAAAAACGCGCAAGGTAGTAAAGGATGATGACAAGAAATAAAATAACGCAACCGGAAAGTAGGGAGATACAACGAAGTATCATAAAATTTGCCAATTATAATCCTCGTAAAATTGCCCCAGAAGCTCGAAAGAACTTGAAAGCGAACTTAAAACGTATAGGATTATTGGGCGGTGTAGTTTGGAATGAAGTTACAGGTAATCTTGTATCAGGGCATCAGCGTATCTCGATTATGGATGAGGTGAATAAGTATAACTCTGACACGAAAGAAAATGACTATCTAATTCGTGTTGAAGTAGTTCACATGGATGAAAAAACCGAGAAAGAACAAAATATCTTTATGAATAACAGAAATGTTCAAGGAGAGTTTGATTCCGATATGTTGAAAGAACTACTTGATGGCATTGATTATAATTATGCTGGGCTAAATGATTTTGACCTAAATATGTTAGGTGTCGGTGATATTGATTTTGCTGTAAATGATGAAATTTGGAGTAAAGACAATATTCTAAACGATTCACTATACAGTATAGATGAAATAACCAAAGAAGGAGAAGAAAATAAAAACATTGATCGTTCCGGGGACTTTTATAGCGATTCAAAAGAAAATCAAATTGCACGCCACAATGAAGTACAAAAAATAAAAGACAGAATAGGACGTCAAAATAGTTTTGAGAAAGACAATGGTATGTTAAGTTATGTCGTTTTGTCTTTCAAAAGTCCTACAGAAAGAGCGAACTTCATGGAAATGTTCGGTTATGGATTTGATGAACGTTATATTGACGGAAAGGAGTTTATGGATAGGGTCGAATTTGGAATTGAGTAATCAAAATAAACAGATACGCGCGCATGGGAAAGAAGCCAGACATATCGAAATTCAGAGAGGTCCTTCATAAAACAGGTGGAAATCTCTCTAAGGTTGCTGCTGCATTCAATGTAACCCGAAAAACCGTGTATGATTGGGCCAGAACAGACTGCCAGTTCAAAGATGCTATCACCGACGAAAGAGGTTCTCTGGTAGATGAATGCCTTGTATCTGCACGTGTACTTGCGCTTGGTATCCCTGAGAAAGATGAAAATGGGAACTTTATCGGATGGCGTGAACGTCCAGATGGGTATATGATTCGCTATTTACTTTCCACATTAGGAAGAAAAGAAGGTTTTGGAGACCGAGAAGACGAAGACGCAGATATTCCAAAGGATATTGACCATGGAATTTCTATTGACTCATGGATTAAAGACAAACTGAAATGATTGTACCCCAAACGATATATCATCCGCTATATACCGATAGCGAGAAATTTATCATTCTCATTACCGGTGGCCGTGGCTCGGGGAAGTCTTTCAACGCTTCTACCTTCATTGAGCGTCTGACATTCGAAATGACTCCCACAGAGAAGATAGTCCACCAGATTCTTTATACACGTTACACGATGGTATCAGCCGGGATGTCTATCATTCCAGAGATGATGGAAAAGATAGATTTGGATGGAACAACGAAGTATTTCAAGACCACCAAGACGGACATCGTAAATCGGATGACCGGCAGTCGTATCATGTTCCGGGGTATCAAGACTTCTTCCGGGAATCAGACGGCAAAGTTGAAATCAATTCAGGGTATCACCACCTTTGTCTGTGATGAAGCAGAGGAATGGACCAGTGAGGAAGAGTTTGACAAGATTATGCTCTCTATCCGTAAGAAAGGAATCCAGAACCGGATTATCATCATTATGAATCCCTGTGACTCCAATCACTTCATCTACAAGAAGTATATCGAGAATACTCACCGGATGGTGGAGATTGACGGCGTTCAGGTGCAAATTTCCACTCATCCGAATGTTCTACATATTCATACGACTTATTTCGACAATATAGCAAACTTATCTCCTGAGTTTCTGAGAGAGGTTGAAGAAATGAAAGAGAAGAACCCGGAGAAATATGCTCATGTCGTTATCGGCCGATGGGCTGACGTGGCCGAAGGTGCCGTGTTCAAGAAATGGGGCATCGTGGATGAGTTCCCCATGTGGTGCAAGAAGGTGGCTATTGGACAGGACTTTGGTTATACCAATGACCCATCGGCTTCTATTCGATGTGGCATCGTAGACAATGCGCTTTATCTGGATGAAGTGGATTATAGAACTGGATTACTTTCTGGGGATATTATAAAGACGCTACGCCCGTGGAATTTGAGAGTGATTGCCGACAGTGCGGACCCGCGACTCATTCAGGAGATTCATAACGGAGGGATTAAAATATACGCGGTAGAGAAAGGACAAGGTTCTGTCAATGCCGGTATTGACAAGATGCAGGGTATGGAAATTTTCATTACAAGGCGTTCTTACAATCTTCAACGGGAGTTCAGAAATTATGTTTGGGCAAAGGATAAGGACGGAAACTACATCAACGAGCCGGAAGACCACGATAACCACGGTATTGACGCTGCACGCTACTATGTGCTGGGAGAACTTCTCGGTAGAATTATGAAACCCAAAGACGTTTCAGGAATATTTGGACATTAAACTTTGAGATATGACTATAGAAGAAATTTTAGCTATGCCGGAAGTAGAGAGAAAAATCTACTATCTGAAAAAAGGACGAAAGACCGAGCAACCAAACGCTCACGCTCTTTACAACGACTGGAATCCGAACAAGCACGAGATAGTGATAGATGAAGAGAAATACCCGAAAATCAAAATCACTACCCAGCCTGAGAAACGGATTACAGACCCTACAACCGGGAAAGAATATGTTGAGCCGGCGGTAAGGAAAGAAGTTGACCCGAACAGGATTGCTCTTCCTATCGAGCAGGACATCGTGAACATTCAGACTGCCTTCACCGTTGGAACAGAACCGGTCCTTGATTGCCAGCCGGACCAGTCGGAAGAAAGCCTTCTTTCCACATTGAAGCAGGTGTTCAAGAAAAACAAGTTGAAATACCAGAACAAGAAAGTAGTCCGGGCATGGCTGGCCGAGCAGGAAGTGGCCGAATACTGGTATGTGGTGAAGGATGACGGCTTCTGGGCAAAGCTCAAACGAAAGATTTCAGGAATCTTCGGCAAATCAAAACCTGAATACCGTCTGAAGAGTGCCATCTGGTCTCCGTTCCGTGGCGACAAGCTCTATCCCTTCTTCAATGATCAGGGGGATTTGGTAGCCCTATCCCGTGAGTACAAGAAGAAAGACCTGAACGATGTAGAGATTACATGTTTCATGACCATTACCAAGGACATGGTTTACCAATGGGAACTGACAAGTAATTGGACCGACAAAGGTACGTTCGCACATGGATTCAAAAAGATGCCGGTGATTTACATGTACCGTCCGGAAGCGTATTGTGAGAAGATTAAGAGTCTTCGCGTAAGACTGGAGAAACTTCTTTCAAACTATGCAGACTGTATCGACTACCACTTCTTCCCTATCCTCATGCTTTTTGGTAACGTGGAGAATTTCTCAGGTGAGTTCAAGAATCGTGTAGTCGAGCTGACCGGTCAGGGAGCAAATGCCCAGTATCTTACCTGGTCTCAGGTGCCCGATACGGTAAAATTTGAGGTGGAGACGCTGTTAAGTCAGATATACGGACTGACCAATACGCCCAGAATCTCTTTCGACTCCCTGAAGGGTACAGGAAACGCCGTTTCCGGTGTGACTTTCGACTATGTGTTCATGTCCACCCACCTGAATGTGGAGAACCTGAATGAAACCGTCGGCGAGTTCATGCAACGACGGGTAAACTTTCTTGTCTCTGCGTTGGGTTCCGTGAATTCCACCCTTGAAGAAGCCTCCGAAACCATTGACGTGGATGTGCAGATGCAGCCGTATAAGCTGGAGGACATCAAAGACAAGATAGACACGGCAATCAAGGCCAAGGACGGTGAAATCTGGTCGCAACAGCGGGCTATCACCTTTGTGGGGAACGTGGATGCAGTTCTGGATGAGATTGAAGCCATCAAGGAAGAGCAGGCTGAGAAGCAGAAGAACGACATTGAGAAACAGAAACAGCTTTCCTCTCTTAAAAGTTCCAGCAGCAAATCTGAAGAATAGAACAATTCAGTCAGAATATTTACGGGGATAATACAAAACAGAATGATATAAATCTAAAATATTGACTATTTGAATAGCGGTATCTTTCGAGGTATCGCTATTTTCTTTATCATAGTAAAAACATGAATACTCCTTTGTAATTATTCGTTATTTTACTATATTTGCATCGTAATTAAGTCTTAAACGCTATGAGCTACAAATCAGTTAAAGACGTTGTAACGCTGCTTACTGAAAATGGCTTTTGGTTCGTGAGGCAGAAAGGCAGTCACATGGTTTACACTGATGGTAGCCATGTAGTGATTGTCCCAGACCACGGCAAGAAAGGCGTTGAGAAAGGCACTTATTACAACATTCTGAGGCAAGCGGGGCTAAAATAGCCCCCGCCTCTTTTGTTTAACGATAAAAAGGAGGTCAGTATGAAAATCGTAGAAGTGATTGTAGAACATGCTGGAAATAATCTTAGTGCCTATATTGAAGGTGCTCCGGTGATTACTGTCGGTAACGACGTGAAGGAAATCGAAAAGAACATGAAGGAGGCTGTTGAACTTTACTTGGATTCATGTAATGAAATGAACATCGCTCCAGTGGAAATTTTGCAGGGAGAGTTCACATTGAAGTTCAAGATAGATGCTGCCACCTTCATCAACTATTACAGCAGTATCTTTACCAAAGCTGCTTTGAGCCGGATAACCGGAATCAATGAACGCCAGTTGTGGCATTATGCGGCAGGAGTACACAAACCCCGTAAACAGCAGTTGGAGAAGATTCAGAAAGGTATTAACGCGCTGACAGAGGAACTGGCAGCTATAAATTTGTTATGATTATTAATTAAATATAATGGAGGATAGTACAATGAAAGCAAAAGATGTAAATCCAAGTAATTTTAAGGTTGAGAATGTTGTATTTGAAAATGATGATTTTTCTATAGCGATAGGTATTTGGGAAAATGGGGAAAGAAGAATGGCAATGAGATGGAATGGCTATGGAGATGATCCCGGATACCCAAAATTATTTAAAAATCCAGTCTGGTTCATGGTTGATGACTCTTTAATTTTACCTTTCCTGAATGCTTTGAGGAACGTAAAAGATTCTGACAAAAAAGAAATAGAAGCAGCTATATTGAAATTTTGAAAGTATAATTGAATGATGTTCCAGCGTGATTACCCTAGTAGTCACGCTTTCTTTTTGTCTAAAAACGAACATTCTCCCAATTGTTTCGTATCGTTAGCCTTAAAATTTCCCCTTCCCTTTCTCTATAAGTAAATTTACCGTATGAAATTATTAATCAAACTCATACGGTATGACAATCTTTGAACTAATCTTGGCAGGACTGCAACAAAAATTCTCTGGGGTGGACACTGCTACACTCACCCGTATCGCCACAAAGAAGGCAGAGGGTGTAACGGACGAAACGAAGGTGACCTCCATCGTGGAGGGTATCTCATTTCAGGACGTGATGCAAAACTATGGTGATTTCCGTGCAGGACAGGCGCAGACTTCCGCTGTTTCAAACTACGAGAAGAAGCATGGACTGAAAGACGGAAAACCAATCGAGAATCCGAAACCAGAACCACCGAAACCAAACGACCCTCCAAAGCCGCAGGAGACAGACATCGCAAAGATGATTGCCGATGGCATCGCCGCCGGTATCAAGCCGTTTGCCGACAAGCTGGCCAAAATGGAGGAAAATGAAGCGCAGGCGCAGCGCAATTCTCAGATTTCAGCAGTGGCGAAGAAGTACGGTATTCCCGAATTTATGCTGAAAGACCGCAACATTCCCGAAAACACGGACTTGGACACTTATTTCAAGGACATGAAGCAGGATATGTCTAACAACGGTTTTCAGTTCTCCAAAGCTCCTGAAACTGCCGAACAGAAGCAGGAGAAGGAAGCGAGCGAGTTCGCCAAAATGATTGAGGCGGACACAAAATCTATTGTCGAACAACAAAACAAGTAATTTATGTCAGCAGGATTTAAGTACAACATTGAGCCTGAACCGTCCATCGAGGAACGCTATGACGTTTCTACCGGTGTAAGACGTAGAGGCCCTTACAAGCTGGATACGGCCAACCTTGTCGCTGGTTCGTTTCTTCCATCCTTTACACCGATTGCCGCCGACTTGGTGAAGAAGACCGCTCAGGTGGCTATCCGTGTAGAAGTCTATGAAAAGTTTACCACCGGTTCCAATACCACATTGAAAATCAAGAAAAACTCTTTGGCTTATGTGGGTATGCATCTGGGTAATGGTTCTCATGGGGCTACCATCAACAGTATTGACAAATCAAACAAAGATTTCGATAAGTTGACGCTGTCTGCCGACTTTGGCGAAACATTGGAAGCTGGTACTGTACTCTATGAAGCTACAGCGGTAAGCGGCACAACTCCGAAAGTCATTGCTAACTCAGCCTTGTACGGAAGAGTACAAGTAGAAGAAGGCATTGTATTAGTTGCTCTTTTGATGCGAGCATTCGAGATTGAGCCTACCAAATTGGTTATGCCTTTCTCTGACATTGACAAGGCCAACATGCCGCATTTCCAGTTCAACGCTGCAGGCGTGCAATCCCCGGCTGGTGTTTCGTATGAACTGCCAGAAGCTTCTGATTCTGTGATGGGAGGTATTCAGTTGGGATTCTCTCAAAGCGGAAAGAAATATCCAGTAGCATTGGAAGGTGGAAAGGCGTATGTAGAAGTACCTTGGACGGACAATAACACTACCTATCAGGCAGCTAACTCAAGTACCTTGGGATTGGTAAAGCAGGGTGCAAAAGTTGATGATGCAGCAGGTGGTGATGAGAAAGATAAAATTAATGCTCTTCTAGCATCGTTGAGAGCAGCAGGTATAATTGCAAGCAAATAAAGAAAGGAGGACTAATATATGATGCTAACTATTCATACTCTGTTTAACGACCCCAACATCGTTAACGCCGTTATTCAGCGTGTCCTTCAGACTCGTAAGGATACAATCTACTGGCAGCAGTACCTCGATTTCCGTAGAACGACTACTCGTGTGTTCAAGGACTACATCGGACAAGTTACGGGCGTGATGGCCGGTTCTATCAACTCTCGTTATGGTGAGAAGCCTATCCGTGAACGCCGGAATATCGGCTCAGGATATGGTGAAATCGCTTATCTTGGCGATGCTTACCAGATTTCCATTGACCGCTTGTCTGAGCTTCAGGACTTGATTGACAAGTTCAATGCAGCTAAACCTGCCGACCAGGTAGCAGCCATGCAGGAAATCGTGAACTTCATCTATGATGATTACCGTCAGGTACTTTTGGCAGCCCACAAGCGCATGGATATTATTGTAGGTTCACTTCTGATGACCGGAGAAGCAACAGTCAAGAATAAGGATGACAATGCCGGAGGCGTTGACCTTCTCGACATTGAATTGCCGTTCAAGTTCATCAAGCCTGATACTGGTGCGAAGACGAACTTCATCACCTATTTGCAGCAGCAGATTAATGCTCTGAAAGCTGATTATGGAAACTTCCAGAAGATGATTATGTCCCGAGGAACTTTCGTGAAGAATATCATCGGGTCGGCTGAGTTTGGTGACAAGTTCAAGATGCAGCTTACAGGAAATGAAATGTACCTTTCAACCGGTTTGATTACATCTCAACTGGCTTCCCAAGTGTTCACTGGCATCGGGCTTCCGGCCATTGAAATCAAGGAAGATTACGTAAAAGACCAGACCGGAAAGAACGTGCAGATTTACGCCGACGACCGTATCACCTTGCTTCCGCAGGATAAGGTCGGTTATATGCGTTTCCACACTCCATACGAAGCAGTGGACGGCGTACCGGGACGTAACTACACCCAGGCAGACGGTGATATGCTTATTTCCGGTTACAAGGACAAGAACGGTCGTTATCTGGAATACACCGCAGAGTGGATTCCTCAGATTACGAACCCGAATCTGATTGTGAACTTTGATTTGTCAACCATGAACGAATGACAGTAAACGGCTACATATCACAGAAGTTTCAGACCTTCGGCATCAATTTGTCGGAGGCTGACCTTTTGGAGATAAGTCTGTCTTCAGGGATAAGCGGAGAGGATGAGATGGGCCCGTCAAACATCGGTCTTGTGTCGGTGGCTATGGCGAAGTTCATCCCCTCTCTATTACTCCGTGCCACTTCCATCAGCGAGAACGGTTTCTCTATGTCATGGGATACAAAAGGCTTGAAGGAATACTATTCTTTCTTGTGCAAGAAGTACGGACTTGAAGACATACTGTCAGATAAACCTAAAGTCAGATTCCTATGATATTTGCTCCACATACCTTACAAGTTAAGGTTACTACTCCAATGGAAACAGACGAGTTCGGCCGGCCTATTCCAGAAACAGGTGGTGAAAGCTGGCAGGACGTGTGTAGGTGCCGGTGTGACGACAACTCTACCAAAGAGTTTACTTCGGAGAACGGTGAAGTGTACCGACCGAATTACCATGTAGTCTGCGAGAAGAAAATCTCCCTGAAGGCTGGTGATGAAGTCAGATGTATGGACGGTGAGAATATCCGTGGAACTGGCAAAGTTTACATGGTGAAGAATACAAACTATTTTGGTTACTCAGAGATATGGATGTGAAGTTTGATTTTTCGGACGTGGATAGCTTTTTCGAACAAGGTTATGCCGAGGTGAAAGCCGTTGAGGAGAAGGTTGGTAAAGAGGCTGTCGATTACGCTGTAAAGAATGGCAACTATCAGAACCGGACTGGAAGACTCCGTAAATCAAACAAGTACGCAGTCCAAGATGACGGCTTGGAGTTAAGGAATGAAGCGGAATACGCTTCTTTCGTGGAATCCAAAGGCTACGAAGTCTTGTCTGGTGCAGCCCTATATGCAGAGAAGCGATTGAAGGAGGAAATCAAATGATAGTGACTACAGACATAGCAAACATACTCTACCGTGACTGTCAGCCTTTTGAAATTGACATCGTTCCCAATGGCAAGAAACTGACGGGCGAATTGAAATCTGAAAGGATTGTAATTCACTCCAAGAAACAACAGCCTGGGACGTATTGGAAGAAATCTTTCGTTGAGGTGAATCTTTGCGTTCCCGATTTGAAGGAAGGTGAAGCCAACACCATCCGGCTGAACGAACTGGAGAAACAGGCGCAAGAATTGTTTGACGGAGTGACCGGACGCTATGACGGTACAACCTATCATTATTCCATCGAGTCAATCGGAACTGAGGAGGACACATCCTTAAAGTGTCACTATGTGAATGTAAGAATTTTGTTTGAAGTTTTAAATGTGAAATAATATGGCAGAAGCAAAGAAAATCACAGCCGTGAATATTAAGAAGCTTTGGTATGGCGAAACTAGCGAGATTACCGCAGATTTGACAGGACAAGCCTTGCATACTCTCTTGCAGGGTGAAACCTTGAAAGAAATCAAGAATATCCATCAGGATACATGGACGATTGAAGAAGCAGAAGCAAGTCGTACAAATTATAAGAACCAGCTCACGAATCAGACCTATCGAAGTGATAAGGAAATGGGTGATGTTACTGTAAACTTCACTATCGGTGAGTACGACTATCCTACTAAGAAAGACCTTATGGGTGGTGATATTATTAACACTGATAAGGGTTGGAAGCGTGCAAGAGGTAAGGTAAACATTGAGAAGTTACTTGTTGCTTTGACTGACGATGACCAGTATTGTGTGATTCCCCGTGCTGACATCGGTGCACGTGAAGCCACAACAGACAAGGCTGTCGGTATTCCTGTAAGTGCGGTGGAGCTGGAACCACAAAATACTGCTGTTGCACCGGAATACTGGTTTGATTCATCTGAAGTAACAGCAGGTGCTTAATGCCTATCCAATAGGTAGATATTGAATTCCATAACAGGGGTGGGCTTTATGGCTTCACCCCTTAATTTTTATCTTTTATCAGAATGAATCAAGGAGCAAAAATAGTAACTGAATCCATTATCGGAAGTGATTTCAGAACGGTGTTTGTCGCTGGGAAAGCCTACACGCTCTACCCTCCTACTATCCACAAACTGGCCGGGGCAATCTCCCATTTGTCAGGCGTACAAGAAGCAGATAATTTGAAAGAAGTGCTTCTCTCCCTTGGAGAAAGCGAGGCTTACAGCAAGGCTCTCTCTTGGCTGATAGCTGGTGACGAAAGTTTAAGTGAAGAACTGACAAAAGGAACATACGAAGAAAACGTAAATGCTTTAGATGAAGCACTCTCTATGATTGACTCAAAGGTTTTTCTCAAAGCTGTCAGCTTGGCGAGGAACGTAAGTCTGCTGGCAGCGAAACCGAGGTTGTAGGAAATGACACGCTCTTGGGACAAATTGCATCGTTCATGGAAAATCTGCATCTGTCATACCGGGAAGTGGTCTATGAGATACCATACAGGAATTTAGTATTAATGCAGCGTGACAAGCTCCATACCGTTACCGGGACGAAGGTTACAAAGGTGAATGGTAAGGACATGGCTTCGCGCAGAAGAAGAAACAAGAAATAGATATGGCTACACTATACTTTAAAGTCAGTTCTGACTGGGAGCAGGTTGTCAAACTGAGACAGGAATGTGAGAGACTGGAAGCCCAGCTCAAAAAAATGGACGTAAACAAATCCCCTACAGCTGCAAAGGCTTTAGAAACGAAACTGGCATCCACCCGTCAGCAAATGATGGGGCTGGTAACTGAGGCGGCTAAGACAGGCGCTGAGATGGAAAATGGCTTCAAGAAGAAAATCTATGATGCTTCCCAGACGGTGAACGGATTGTCTGAAAAGATTATTGCCCAACGCGCCGTCATCAAAGATATAGAGTTTGATGTGAAACGTCTTGGAGACGCTTATCGCACGGCTTTGAAGAATAATCCTATCGGAGCATCCGGCAAGCTGGCAGAATACAACGCTGCCCGCAAGGCACTCGATGAAGAGAAAGCGGCATTGTTTGGATTAACGCAGCAACAAGCTGAAGCTCGGCTTTCGGTGAAAAAACTCAGGGATGAGTATTCTCTCTATAAGAAAGAGGCAGGAGAAACCGTTGATGTAACCAAACAAATTAAACAAGCTGTGACCGATATGGGGAAAAAATTCCTCGGAGGTTATGGTATAAAGGAATTAGTCTCGCAAATTGTCCGTGTCCGTGGAGAGTTCCAATCCATGCAGACAGCCATTGAAACGATGGTGGGTAAAGATATGACAGACAGCCTTATGTCGCAACTTAAAGAAATGGCCAAGATTTCTCCGCTCACTCTTACAGATATGGTCGATGCCGAAAAGATGATGCTCGGCTTCAATATCCAAGCGGAAGACACGGTACGATACCTTCAGGCATTGAGCGATATTTCCATGGGGGACAGTGTTAAATTCAAGTCTCTTACACTTGCGTTTTCCCAAATGTCCGCCGCAGGAAAACTCATGGGCCAGGATTTGAACCAGATGATTAATGCCGGGTTCAATCCTCTGCAAATCATAGCTGAAAAGACCGGAAAATCTATTTCCACCCTGAAAGACGAGATGTCAAAGGGTGCCGTTTCTGCCGAGATGGTGCAACAGGCATTCATTGATGCCACAAGCGCGGGAGGTAAGTTCTATCAGATGTCCGAAAATGCCTCAAAGACTATCAATGGGCAGCTTTCCATGATGCAGGATGCCTTGGACAATGCTTTCAACGAGATGGGACAAGCATCTGAGGGGGTAATCATGGAAGGCATACAGCTTACTACAACGCTCATTCAGAATTACGAAACGGTAGGAAAGGTCTTGGTTGGGCTTGTGGCCACCTATGGAACATACCGGACTGCTGTTATGTTGGCCACCGCTGCAACGAGCAAGCATACTATCGCGGAGATAGCTTTGACAAACGCAAGAGTGTTGGCCAGGAAGGCGCAGATGGCTCTTAATGCCGCAATGCTGACTAATCCGTATGTGGCTGTGGCTACAGCTGTTGCCGGGCTTGTTGCTACTATGTGGGCCTTTCATGACAGCACAACCGCATCGGAAAAGGCACAACAAAAATTCAATGAAGAACAAAAGAATTTTGCGAATCTGGAAGAGGAACGCAAGAAAAAGATAGAAGAGCTGATACGTGTTATCCAAGATGAGACAGAAACAGAGTTTTCAAAGATAAAGGCCTATGAGGAACTGCAAAGGTATTCTCCTGCACTTTCTTCTGCTTATACCCGTGAACAACTGGCTGTACTCAATCTTGCAGAAGCAAATAAAGAACTGAATAAGGAACGAGACAAGAACAGTTATGAAAACATACTAAAGAATATACAACAATGGGAGGAGAAAATAAAATCATTAAATGCTTCTTTAAAAAATGCGGGGCAAGGTGCCCCATTAATTGCTTCACAAATAGAATCAGCAAAAGCAAATCTTAACAAGTGGAAATCAGCCCTGAGCGAATATAATCGACTGAAAAAGGAAACAGAGGAAAACTCGAAACCTGTTGAAGTCAAGCTGATGGAAGCAAGAAGTAATCGTGAGCAGATTATACGCGAATACAATATAGCAAGACAAATATTGCAGGAAGAGCAAGAAAAAATTAAGAATTTTCCTTTTGCAACAATTCCTATTGACGTTCAAATACGGTTCAATAATGCGCAAGCAGCGCTAAAAGGGATTGACGGCACCATATCTGGCCTGGAATCGCAAAGGGAAGCATCGGAAAAGACGTATCAGCAAGCATATAAAGAAGCAAAAGCTGTTTACGAAGCAAAATTAAAGGCTGTAGAGGATGCAAAAAAAGGCACTGAATCTGCTTATAAGAAAGCTGTAGAAGAGTTGGAAGCAGCAAAAAAATTATATGAATCGCTCGGTGGTGTAACAGGAGACACTCTGGCCAAACAAGAGAATAATGCGAAGAAAAATGCCGAGCGACAAAAGAAGGAGCAGCAACAGCTTGCAGAAGAACTCCTTCAGCTTCGCAGGACCAATCAGCAGGAAGAAATCAACTTGATGGAAGAAGGTTCTGAAAAGAAGCGCAGACAGATAGAACTGGATTATCAGAAAGAGATTGATGCTTACAACAGGGCTAAAGCCAAATATGGGGAAACTGATGAGGTGAAGCAGATGAAGACTAACACCGAGAACAAGCGTAAGCAATCACTTTACAGCCTAGATTTAGATCAACTTCAATCTGAAAAGGATGCGTTAAACTCCTATCTTCAAGAATACGGCACATTCCAACAGCGTAAGTATGCCATTGCGCAGGAATATGCCGACAAGATAGCCAAAGCCCAAACAAATGCCGAAAAGATAAGGTTAGGGAAAGAACGGGACAGCAAACTTTCCGGTATCGAATCAAATGCTTTAAAGGCAAATATAGATTGGGTAACAGTATTTGGTGAGTTCGGAGGAATGTTCTCCAATATGATTAAACCTGCTCTTGAAGATGCCAGGAAATACATGCAGACCGATGAGTTCAAAAACTCAGACGCGTCAAGCCAGCAAGCCATTGTTGATGCGGTTAATCAAATGGAAAAATCTCTTGGAGGTGCAGGAGGATTGGATTTCAAGAAACTTGGTGATGATGTACAAGCATATCAAAATTCAGTTGTAAGTCTTAATCTTGCTAAGGAGCAGGAAGCGGATGCATTGGAGCGTCTTGTCACAGCTCAGGAAGAATATGAGAATGCGCTGAAAAACGGTACTGAAGAGCAGAAAAATGCAGCAAAGGAAACATTGGCAAATGCACAGAGCAATGCTGATTTGGCATCTGCAAATGTACAAATGCAGTCAGAAAATGTTGAAAAGGCACAGAAAGGGATGTCTGAAACAGCCACTGCATTAAAAGCCAATATGGATAACGTGGTACAGGGATTGCAACAGATAACTTCCGGAGGACTCACAAATATCTACAATGGACTGATTCAAGCAGGAAAAGGAGTTGGTGGGGCTGCTGGAAAACTTGCTGATTCACTTGAAAGCGTTCCCGTTGTCGGATGGATTCTTTCTATAATTGACATATTCAAGGATGGAATAAGTGTAGTAATCAGCGGACTTCTTGATTCCGTATTCAGCGCAGTATCTGGAATCATCGAAGATGTACTATCAGGAGACTTGCTCGTGTCTACAGGAAAATCTTTAATGAAAGGTATAGGAAGCATTTTTGACGCTATTTCTTTCGGTGGCTTCAGTAAGCTAACTTCCATCGGGAGCAATGCCAAGGAAGTACAGGAGGCAATAGACCGACTGACAGACAGAAATGAAGCACTCCAGGGAAGCATTGACGCACTGAATGACACCATAAAAGCCGGAAGAGGTGCAATATCAGTCAATGCTGCAAGGAAAGCCGTGAAGTATCAAGATGAGCAAAACGCAAACTATCTGAAAATAGCACAGGAACAAGCCCGTTATTCAGGAAACCATCATAGCTGGAATTATTACTGGGGAGGATTCACACAAAGCCAAATTAATGATTTCAGCAATCAAATAGGAAGGAACTGGAATGGAAGTCTTTGGGATCTTTCTCCTGAAGAAATGAAACTCTTGAAGGGGAATGTAGATATGTGGACGCAGATACAGAATACCGGAAAGGGAGGATATGGAGGTAGGCTGACTGAAAAGCTGGATGATTACATTGAACAAGCCGGAAAAATAGAAGAACTGGAAACACAACTCAATGAATCACTTACTGGAATGACATTCGATTCGATGTATGACAGTTTCATTGACACGCTAATGGATATGGATGCTTCTGCCGAAGATTTTGCCGACAACATGTCCGAGTATTTCATGAGAGCCATGCTTTCAAACAAGATTGGAGAATTGTACTATGACAGATTGAATGAATGGTACGAAGATTTTGCCAAAAGAATGGAGGATGGAGCCCTTGATGATAATGAACTTGACTATTTACAAGGCAAATGGAATGGAATCGTAAGTGATGCTATTAAAGAACGCGATGATATTGCTTCCGCTGTAGGGTATGACAATAAAGAAACGCAAGAACAGCAGTCGGCCTCCAGCCGCGGATTCGGTACGGAAATGACGCACGAGGATGCCGGGGAACTGAGTGGACGGTTTACAGCCGTATATGAGTCCAATCTTCGTATTGAGGCGGCAGAACAGCTGCAAACGGTAGCTATTACCGAACTGCGAGGCTCCATCGGTTCCTTGACATCACAAGTAACCGGTCTGTACAACATCGCCGACGAGACACGTACCATCCTGGCCAATTCCTATCTGGAGTTACAGCAAATCAGAGAGAATACTGAAGACTCAGCCAAATACTTGAAAGATATTAAGGCAGATATTTCAGAGGTAAAACGTAATACATCAAGATTATGACAGGAGATTTATTTATTAACAGGAAGGATGCCTGGAGCACATGGGGTGTCCGCATGGGCGACGGTTTTCTCGATGCTATCGACGGATTCAACCAGATGAAAGACTACATCGAAGATGAGAGCCGTCTGGAGCACGGGAAGCGAATAATAACCGACAATGCAAAAGTAGCATCGCGTGAAATCACTCTCCAGTTCACCATAGAAGGAAACTCAGAAGGCGACTATCGGACAAAGAAGAAATCTTTTCAGTCAGAACTGGAGAAAGGAACCGTAAACATCAAAATCCCAACTCTTGGAAACGAAGTCTACAAGCTGGTTTACCTGGGTAAGAGCATTTCTTACGGGTTGAGTATTGACAGGTGTTTCGGTAAGGTTTCAAGTAAGTTTTGCGAACCGAATCCAATGGATAGAAGCGAATAACGAACATTTCCTTTATTGTTTCAAATGGAAGTCCGGATTTTTAGGGCTTCCATTTTCTATTTATGAACTTTGGGGATATGATTGAAATTAAGGACATATCCGGAAAAACAAGGTTCTCTACCCCTATCAACAAAGGGGCGAAGGGAAAGTTTACACTGATGAAAGAGGACTACATCGTTCTCCCATTCTCCGTGCCTGAACCGATATATTTTAAACTTGGAGACTATGTAGACCTTTCTGGGGTTCTGGATGATTCACTGGGCGGCTTACTTTCAAAAGTATATGAGGTAACAGACCTGCAGAAACCTTCTTTCAATGCTTCTACCGGTGGATATGATTATGAGCTGAAACTGGATGCTTACTACTGGAAGTGGAAAAACAAAATTTTCAAATACACTCCTGAACATGCTGGATATGAAGCGTCATGGTCTCTCACCGCAGCCCTTGATGTACAGCTTGGTGTGTTCTTACGTAACCTGAAAGCTTTGGGATATACCTATAAGGGAAAAGAATTCGTATTTGAAATAGATTCAACAGTAGAGAATAAGGCAGTTGCAATGACGTATGACAATATGAACCTGCTGGATGCCTTATTCACAATGGCGGGTGAGGATAAGTGGAACTGTGATTGCTGGATAACGGACAACGTAATTCATTTTGGGCGAAACGAATTCGGTGATGCCGTCAAAATCGAGTTAGGGGTTGAAGCGTCTGCCATGACTCGCAGTGAGAGCAAAGGCACTTATGCCACCCGCATTTATGCATTCGGATCTACAAGAAACATACCTGAGAACTACCGTCCCATTGAAGAGCAGACGGTAGTAAACGGAGTTGTGCAAAGACGACTTATGCTTCCCGCTGGTACGCCATACATAGATGTGTATCCTGACATGAGCCAGGAAGAAGCAATTGAAGACATCGTGGTATTTGACGAGGTATATCCCCGACTTGAAAATACGATGTCAAGTGTATCTACGAGGACGGAAACCGTTACAAATGAAGACGGAGGTCAGGAAACCGTGACTTACTATCGCTATCGTGATACTGGCCTGAATTTCTCCAAGGACTACATACTTCCGGGACAAGAGCTGACAATTATCTTTCAGTCCGGCAAAATGAATGGATTGGAGTTCGGTGTTATTTTTGCCCCGGACAACAACGGAAGCCAGATTTGGGAAATTGTCCGCAGCGAAGACTACGGACGTCCATTGCCGGATGATACCATATATCCTGAAAATGATGACAAGTATATCCTTTCCGGTTTTGATCCAAAGTTTGTTTCTGTACAAATGATTCCGGACGCGGAGCAGGAACTGAAAGAGAAGGCACAGAAGATAGCAGACCAGCGAAAAAAGGACGATGGTACATACTACACTACCCTCCGGTCAGAATGGGTTAATGAAGACAAGCTGAAACGCTTTTTCGAGTTCGGGCAAAAGATAAACCTGGTCAATAAAGCCTTTTTTGAGAATGGCCGTGAAAGCCGTATTCTCGGATGGGAGTTTAACCTTGACATTCCATGGGATTCTCCGGTATATACTATTGGGGAAAGTATGCCCTACTCTCGCCTTAATGATGTGGAAGAGAAACTGGAGTCGATTACGTATAAAGGGCATACTTATGTTGGAGGCGGAGGAAGTAGCATATATGTGATTAAGACCAATGATTCTACTGCCCCATCGGACAGTAACGTATTTTCGGCAAAACGGTCACTTGCAACATTATTGAGAAAGGACAAGGAAGACCAGACAAACTATCTCATTAAGCTTCTTGGCGGTATCATATCTCCTTTCCTGGAATCAATTGACTTCGTGACCGGTATGATGGGTGCTGGTATGTCATTCTCTTCAGAAAAGGGCGGCGAGTCTGTCGGATGGATTGACAAACTGTACGTGCGCAAGAAAGCTATCTTCCAGTTACTTTCAATAATGGAGACCGAGTTGGCCGGAGCTTCCTTCATGTTCAACGCCAGCGGGGCCAGAGCAACGATTACTAAGGTCGAGTTTATAGAAAAAAAGGGAATTCGTTTCAAGGATGGTAAAGGAGTCAAGTTCTCAGACGGGAAAAGAGGTTACTCATCTCCTGGAACTTATGGTTCTGTTTATCGCTGTTACTTCCTTGCAGATGATGGTGAGAAAGCCATAGAAAATCGTTTTAAGCCAGGGAATTTAGTACGCTCACAGTCCTTTAATATTAAGGAAGGCGCATATGACGGCGTATCCAATCACTATTGGTGGCGTCTGGTGGAAAATGTTGGTGATAACTGGATAGATGTATCCGTGAATCATTGTGACGAAGGAAGCGATATACCCAAAGTGGGTGACGTGATGGTACAACTGGGAGACATAGCCGACCCGGACTATCAGAGCGCAATCGTGCTGTCTGCATACGGAGACGGTGCACCATATCTGACATTCTATCAAGGTATAGACGGGTATTCTTTGTCTAATAAGGACTCTTTTTCAGTTGGATATGACCGTGTAAAGAAAGAATGTTATGTAAAGATTCATGGACGTATTTACATCGGTGATAGAGAGGAAGGCGATTATATTTCCTACTCTAAGTCTGAAGGATTAAAAGGTAAATTTCGGGAGTTGTACTTGTCTGCAGGTGATTCTGTAATAAACATAGGAGATAAAATAACTTTTGCTGTTACCGAGGAAGAAATGAAGGCTGCAATTACACAGTCGGCAGGCAGTATCGCAATCTCTGTTAAAAATGACTTCCAAAAAGCGGGATTGAAGGTCACATCATCTGAAGTCTTGATTAATGCAGATAGATTCAAAATTACAGATGGGAATGGAGCTAATGCTGGACTGGTGTTTGAGTGGAAAAATGGTAAGCCTATGTTAAGAACATCCTGTGTGGATGTCGATAGTCTTAAGGTTAAACACCTGGACGGAGCTGATGGAACATTTTCTGGTACTATATCTGCAAATGGTGCTAAGATTGGAGGGTTCACTATAGACAACGGTTCCTTGAATTGGAAGGGAAGGGATTTTTTCGGCAATGATAGCAGGAGTATACGGATTGGTGTTCCTACGGATGATAACAGTGGTATGATTGACATAAATTTCAATGGTGCGACTGACGGGAAATTTGGGGTTAAAATAATTGGAAGCAATGACGGTGGAGCATGTATCTATGCTTCAAGGAACGGTACTAGCAAGCCACATAGTTCTAATACTTATGCCGGATATTTTGACGGAGGAGTACATGTAAACGGAAATCTTTATACCAATACGATATTGTCTAATGAGTTTGGTACCGGATGGTCATTGCAAGCCGATGGCTCATATACATACAAAAAAGGAGTAACGAGAACAATATCATGGACTATACAGAATGGTTCGATACCTTCAAGATATAGCCTGGTTTTTGAAAATGGAATTTTAGTTGATTAATCATGAAAATAGATTTTAAGAAATTTAAGAAGTACACGAAGATAGATAAATCCGATTTCGTGGAGATTGATGTCAGAGAAATGTTTGCAGATAACATTTACAATGTGACAGGAGTTGGTATTGCTGATTTAAAATTAGCAGAAAAAATTTTTTCCAGCGATGACGATACCGAATTTTCAGATGATGAAGTTAGCAGGGTAAGACATCATGCAGCGTCGCTTCTTCCATGGTTTCTTGCTGGGCTTAATGATGCAATGAGATAATTATAATATACAATGTTGGTAATATCATTAATAACTATAAATTAAAAACAATTATGGCAGCAGAAGAAGATTTTGTATTAAGCTTTACAGGTGAAGAAACTGACAATCTATTGAAACATACAGAAAGTATGAAGAATCAGACAACGGAAGAAGATGGTGAAACGGTACAGGTGTACGATACAAACGGCGTTCCGCATAAAGTGTCGAAAACGGAACTGCTGAAGAAGTCTACACTGGCTCTCCCTGCTTTGGAAGACATATCCAGTTTTGTCGCTATTAACGCAGCCGGAAATGCTGTTGGGGTAATGACAAAAGAGCAGGTTGCGTCAGTTCTGGCGGAACTTATTGGAACGGCTACTTTAAAAAATGATGGATTAATGTCAAAATCAGGTTTCCTGAGTGCCATTGGATTAAATTTGGAAGGTGATGCCAATAACGTAAATAACGGAGTTTATAAATTTGACTCACAACAGGACAATATGCCTGTGAATTATGGCATATTAGTTGCATTTTCTTGTGACGGATGGATTCGTATGCAATTATGTGCAGGTGGAGATAATGGATTAGCATATATAAGAATGCATTATAATAGTTGGACATCATGGAAACAACTATAATATTAATTTCCGAAGAGAATACTTCAGCTCGACAGAAGATACATTCCCAGTCTTATATGTAATTTTATATTTGTCAGTACCGGTTCTGGATACCTCTAGCGTAACATTACTTGTGTAGCTATATTCAGATATTTTAGTTATACCAGCAGCATATACGGATGCCCATGCTAATATGTACGTAGCTAGATACTCCGTATTACTAGCACTAGCACGAATTGAAAGTAAATATATACTTGCCGTGTTAGTTTCTCTTATTTCAACGGATTCCCCAACTTGAAGTATTGTTGTTACCGTGCTATTAATCCCAATAAGTTCCGCCAGGCAGATTTAGCACTGGCGGAACTGATGGGAGCGGTTCTACTGAAAGGAGTTACAAAAAGTGACTTGGATAATGGGCTTACCAGCCCATCGCGCATGATTGTAATGTTTGTGTCAGGGTATATCAATCAAATAACCCCAACCGCCAATTACATATCAGGATATGCAGTAAGATACACATCTCTTAACACAGAAATGCAGGTTGTTGTCGATTATGCAGGTAAATTATATTCGAGAACAAAGAACTTATCGGATGGCTCATGGACTGGATGGTTATAACTCAATCCACCCTCTCCATGTACCGTCCACCTTCGCCCTCCAATATCGTTTAATTGGATACATCGAGAATGCTTCTTGATACATATAGGCCGGAGAAGCAGGGTAAGTTTTAACTATGAATGTAGCATTGTTCTCTAAAATATTTCCATTGTATATATCAGTAGACAGAATATCTATATCATCTATGTTGGACACTCCAGAATTATCACCCTGGCTGAATTTAGCAGCGGGGTGAAGCCCCGATTTTTCTAATGTTGCAATCCCAATAAGTTCCGCCAGGACTTATGGGTATGAATGAAAACAACTGAAATAAAGAAAGCTGTATTGAAAATTATTTGAGTGGTAGAAATTGGGTAGAAAATAGTAACTAGCTTGCTTATTCTACCCGGCTTCTACCAACTTACTGACAAGGCGTGTCAGTCGATTTGAAACCTTTTATTCTTTGTTCGTTTTTATATCATTTACCTTCGCTGAAAAAGGATGGTAAATGAGTAGTTTTGTGTGTGAAATAGTAGTTACGCCCATGAGCGTGTTCCATTAAGTTGGGATGCGCTTGTGGGCATTTTTTGTTTAATCTAAAACCTTAGTAAGATGAAAAGATTCGTTTTCATGATGGTCGCACTGCTGATGTGCGTAGTGAGTGTTTTCGCGGAGACTTCCGTTAGTGTAGAACCTTCCGTCCCGGAGTTCCTGACCGGATTTGCCAGCTTCACCGGGCTTGTTACGGTCGTGGTTCCTGCTGTAGTAGGATTTATCGCTTCGAAGCTATCCAATCCTATGAATAAGTGGGTGACTATGTGGGTAACTGCTGTAGTTGGTGTAATCGTTACCTTCTTCAGTTGGTGGATGAATCTCGGTTTCCCTCCGGCAGATGCAAGCGTCTGGGTTGTGGTGATTGATGCGTTGTTTGTCGCCCTGGCATCTACTGGTATCGTGTCGGTTGTAACAAGTGAATGGCTGTCCAGGTTGTTCGGTGGTAAGGTAAATAAGGAGTGATGCAGAACCTTATAACCGTCATAGCCCCGCAGATTCTTGTTGCCGGGGCTTACTCCTTTGTAGGAGAGATAAGAAGCGTTGTCTTTGAGCTTCGCTGGATGCTGGTCTTCATTGTAGCCATGATTATAGCGGATTTTGTCCTTGGTATCATTGACAGCGTGGTCAAGCGAGGAGAGGATTTCCGCTTTTCCAGAGCAGGCCGCCGAACGATGTGCAAGTTCATCGAATATAATTCGTATTTAGTGTTGGGATTCGGTTTTGGTGTTGCTATTCTCCAGCCTGTAGGTATTTGTTCCTATACGACATCGTCAATGTGCGGACTGGGGATAGCTATTGTATTTGAATTTGATTCAATCATGGAACATGTATGTGAAATTCACGGAATCAAGAACAAGGTTTCCATTAAGCGCCTGCTGGTGGGCTACATTAAAAAGAAGTACACAACGGCTGGCGAAATTATCGAAAAAGTTACAAAGGATGAAGAAGACAGATAGACGCCTGATAGCGGAAATCATCTACTCCGTAATCATAATATTACTTATGACAATAAGTTTCATGACCTAGTTGATATGAGAAAGATAAGGATAGGGAAAGATATATACTTCACCTGGCAGATACTCACGAACAAGGAGCCTGTTCCACTGGAAGGAAGGGACTTGAAACTCATGCTGAAGAATCCTCTAGGCAGATTTCTCGATTTCCATTTTGAGATATACCAGGGAAACAAGCTGAAATTTACTTTTCATGGAACGGACCACAAACACCTTGGTACGTATTCGCTGACTTTGTGGGAGAACTATGGTAAGGAAGGACAGACTGCCGTTGACATGTGTGAGGCTTTCAGGCTTGTTGCAACAACTTGTGAAGAGGACAGCATAAGTGTCCCTAACCTTGAAATGGCCACCGTCAACCTTGGTGCTTCTTCCATTGACATATCAACCGGTGGAAGCATTCCCATTCCTGATGCGCCAAAAGACGGGAAGATATACGGCCGGAAGGATGGAGAATGGGAGGAGATAACAGAAGCAGTATGGAATGAAGAAACAAACAGTTAAAATCAGACTTTTATGGCAACAACAAAATTAAAATTCTATAGGGGCTTAAAGGCCCGTTATGATGCAGCGTCAAAACATCTGGATGCTATCTATTTTGCAACCGACACCAAAGAACTGTTGATGAACGGTGTGAATTATGGAGGAAGCGGTGTCACAGATGTCAGTTTTGACAAAGGCAGCAATAAACTTATCGTTACCAAATCATCAGGCAAGACCGAATATGATCTGACGGAACTCATCAGGTTCAAGACATCATTGCCAGACAGCCTTGCCACTCCTTCGAAACTGGGAGGTCTTCCGGCTGGGACAAAGGTCGAGACCTTGAAGACAAAGACGCTGAGCCAGATTTTCGAGGATATTCTCTTTGAGGAAATCCAGCCGACGGTACAGGCACCAAGTGCAACAATATCATTCAAGTCTCCTTTTACCGCCAACAAGATTCTGGAGGTTGGTGAAAGCGCACCTACCGCAGAACAGATTCAGACAGGATTTAACCGTGGTAATTGTACGGTTGTTGGCCAGGCAAACAAGAACCGCGCAGGAGAACTTATCTCCGATGACCAGTCTTTCATCTATGTAGGAAACAGTACAAGCAACAAGACATTGCCGACGAAAGTTACACTCGGTACGATGCAGTACAATTACCAGGCTCATCATGGCGCAGGTGACACCTTGCTCACTTCAAAAGGAAACAAGGCGACCGTGTCCCCTAATCCGCTTCCTGAAGGTACTGTGAAATCAGGTGCTGTCTACCTTTATGGTACCTATCCGTTTTACTGTAATGGTTCTTCAGCTTCTACCTCTGCCGGAGATACCAATTTCCCGTCTGCCGCAGCTCCTGATACAAAGCTTCCGCTGCAGAAATGGACTGATACATTAATTGGAGCGAAATTTGCTTCTGAAGCAGCAACCGGAACCCGCCTTGAATTCTACTTCCCTTCAGAAAAGAATGTGTCAAAAGTCGAGTTCTATAATACGGTGTCCGGAAAGTGGGAAGTCTTCGGAACGGACAAGTACACCGTATCTGATGCAGGAAACAAGACCGTACAAAGTGTTCAGATTGCATACAAGAAGCTGACAACGACAGGTGCCATGTCCGGTGCATTACAACTTCGCTTCACAGTTTCCGATGCCGGGAAAAAACTTGTAGACGAGCCGGACACATATAATGGCGAGGAAATTACGGATGAAGTGATAGCCATGCTTGCACGAAACAGCCGTGAAGTTCCCTTTGCCATGCCGATGAACAATGTCATGCCGATGGCTTCGACAACAGGAAACCGTCCTGCGGGTGTTGCTTCCTTTGCCGTGAACTTTGAGCCTGGAGGACAGGCGCCACTGGATGCCCGTCAGCTTGTTCCAAACAAGACAGACCTTATTGCCGCAGCTACCTATTCAGGAAAGAATACTTATAACGGCATGTTGGTCGTTGTTGGAGATAACGGGGACGGCAAACCGGCTCTGTATGTCCTGAAGGACATGACAAAGATTACTCAGGCTGATTATGGCGGATGGATTCGTCTTGACGTCGGTGCACAGACACTCATCCAGATTATCAATGACCTCACAACGGGCGGGACTAATAAGGCACTTTCCGCCGAGCAGGGTAAAGTTCTGAAAGGTCTGGTTGACACACTGACAAACAAGGTCAACGCTCTTGGTGCCGTATATGTGCCAAAGGGTACTCTGGCAGACCTTAGTGCCCTGAAAGGAGTGTCTTCTGTATCGAAAGGCCACGTATATAACGTTACGGCAGAAGTTACCCTGAACGGCAAGAAATATCCGGCTGAAACGAACTTCGTCTACATCGGAGAAACGGCCAATCAGGCAAGTGTGGAAACCAACTGGGATTCCTTGGGTGGTACGGTCGATTTGACAGCGTATGCAAAGAAAGCTGACCTCGAAGGATTTCTTACCGAAGAGGATTTGGCCGGATATGCCAAGGCTGTAGATGTGGCGAACACCTATGCCACAAAAGCTGCACTGAGTGAGGCTATCGAAGGGCTTTCCTCCACTTATGCGACCAAGGCTGAACTTACTAATTATGCTACGAATGAGACATTGAAGTCTTATGCGACAAAAGCAGAACTTGACAGCGCATTCGCATGGCATGAAGAGGAGTAAAAAACCAAGGAGGTATTCTGAGCGAATACCTCCATAAAACAATAAGGTATGGCAAAAAAGAAATTCAATAATTATTTAAGAAAAGCCACCTTTAAGAGAGATTTGGAAGCCGGAAATATATTGGCAGACTCTATATCTTTCATTAAAGATATACGTGCCATATATACTCACGGTGAATATTATGGTAGTGGGTGTATTACCAGTGTAAACAGCGGTACGGGAGAAATAACAGCAGAACTTATCCCAAATGTTTTTCATGTGTTCGGTGAAGTTTCTGCTCTTAATATCTCTTTCGGTGAAGGCCTGCCCAATATGATGAATGAATATATGTTTCAGTTCACGAGTGGCGTTAATCCTACTGTTCTGACATTACCTGAAGAAGTAAAGTGGATAGGAAGCAGTGTTGTCAGGGCTAACAGGACGTATCAGGTAAGTATTCTTAATAATATAGCTGTGATGGGAGGTGCTTGATGAGCTTGTTCAGACGCAGATTGCTTATACTGGCGGCCATGAATAATGGACTGCCTAATATGCCGGTTCGCTTTAAGACCGGCGAAAGGGCTGTATTCAGTGACGGAAAGCATGGATATTTTTCGATGGACAGAAGATTTGTTCGTGATAAGAACATGTCTCGAATGTATTCCAAAGACGGGAAACGGATTAGCGTGCTGAAGAAAAGAAACTGAACTAAAATAAAATAGGAGTGCCACTGCACTCCTTGTAATAAATTTTTTATTAACCATCCTACCATTGGTAGAACTCCACAAATATAGATGTAATTTTATTATGAACAAAATAGATTCAATAATAATTCACTGCTCAGCCACACGTGCTGGGCTGGACATAGGTAAAAAGGAGATTAATCAGATGCACGTATCCCGTGGCTTTCAGTGTATTGGGTACAACTACGTTATCCGGCTGGATGGTACGGTAGAAGTTGGCCGCAGTTGGCAGATAGACGGGGCGCACTGTAATAGCAAAGGGTTTTCCGGTGTGTCGTACAATAAACACTCTATCGGTATCTGCTATGTGGGCGGTCTGGACGCGCACGGTAAGGCAGCTGACACCCGAACACCGGAACAGAAGAAAGCGTTAGCCAAACTGATTAAGGAGCTTTGCGGAAAGTACCAGATTGTCGAGGTGCTGGGGCATCGTGACACATCGCCTGACCTGGACGGTGATGGTATCGTGGAACCTGAAGAGTGGACGAAGATGTGTCCTTGCTTCGATGTGCGGAGCGAATATAAGGATTTGCTGTAGCATGATGATAAAATTGTGAAACTTGAGAGCGTTCTTTGACTTGTTGGAACACCGTTTTATTTGCTTAGTAGAAAAAAAGTTATCAATTTATTTGCGGATAGTAGAAAAATAGTTATCTTTGCATCATCCACATAGCAGTAATGCTATTTCGTTAAATAATAAATAGTTTTTTTATGAAGGTAAAAAAAGTAAAGTCCGTGAAGGATTTATTAGAAGCGAATGGGTGGAAATATTCAAGAACCAAAGGTGACCATGCTATATACCGGAAGGAAGGTGCTCCTCGCTCCATCCCAATTCCTGGTAAAGATAATGATGAGGTTGCCATTGGGACACTGATGAGCATCTTACGACAGGCTGGTTTAAAAGAGTCTGATTTCGATAAGATTTGACACCCGATTAGGACAGCAGGATGAAGATTAGCACATCCTGCTTGTCTAATAGGTGATAAAGGCTTACTTACTTATTTGAAACTATATATAAAAGCGAAACTTCTACACACATTGAATTATGAAAGCTTTGACTGTTATCATTGAGAAAACTGAAAACAATTATTCAGCTTATCTCGCAGAGGTCGATGGTATTGTCGCTACTGGGCACAATATTGATGAAATCAAAGCAAACATTGTTAATGCTATTGCTGCATTACTTGAAGATTGCCAAGAGTATGGAGATGAAATTCCTGAAGAGCTTAAGGGAGACTATTCATTGACCTTTAAAATGGATGTAAAATCATTTCTTGAATTTTACACAGGGATTTTTACAAAATCTGGACTTGAACGCTTAACAGGTATTAATCAAAAACAATTATGGCATTATGCTTCTGGTAGTCGTAACCCAAGACCAGAGCAAGTTATTAAAATCGAAACAGCGCTTCACAAATTAGGTGAAGAATTAATATCTATAAATTTATAGGTGGCTGTCCTAATCGCTTCTAAAATTTATATAAGGCGGTGTTCCAAGCAGGTTCACCGCTTTTTTTATGTCTAATTTTATGAAATACCTACCATATTTTTTAATAGCTGTACTGGCTTTCTGTTTAGGTTGGTGCAGCCGTTCGTCAACTGAAGGCAAATCTGGGATAGCTGATACCATTACATCTCTCCATGTGGTTACAAAGGTTGATGTGGATACTCAGTATATTTTATTCCCTGTACCTTATCTTGCCTGGATTGACAATTCTGACACAATCCATGTGGGTGACACGTGCTGGCACCTGCGTGAATATAAAGAGTATCAGGATAGCAACTACTATGCTAAAATCAGCGGCGTGTCTCCACGGCTTGATGAAATCAGGGTTTATCCGAAGACGATATATGAAACGAAGTATGTTTATCGGGATGTTGTCAGTAAGCCAAAACGCTGGGGTCTTGGTTTGTCAGCCGGATATGGTGTAGGAAGGAACGGAATCACTCCGGTATTGGCTGTTACTGTCAATTATAATTTATGGCAATTCTGATATACAATATTTTCTCAGAATTATATACAACTTTTCTCGGAAATTATATACATCTTTGCAGTGTAGAAGTTCGCTTTTATTAGCAAACGAAAGCCCCGACCAGATTAATATCCGGAAGGGGCTTTTCCATTATCCTCTCATCATCATAATATCAGACCTAAGTTCAATGTATTGCTTGTACTTTTCAGGATTGTCCACGTAATCAATCACACGAGATATGGCCATATCAGCCTGTTTCTGTCGGACTTTGGTGTAGTATCGGATAACTCCCTTTGATTTGTCCGAATGGCCCAGACAGTAGTCTATTATTCCGTCAGGAATGCCTATCTCAGAGGCGTACTGGGCGAAAGACTTGCGGGCCGAATAAAATGTAACACGTTCATCAATATTTAACTCTTCAGCCAAATCTCCAAGAGAATACGTAACATACTGAGAAAAGTTGTGATATGTGAATTTATACCCAAAGTCGAGCTTTCCCGTCCGTTTATCCATCCATCTGCATATTATCTCTCTTGCTTGAGACGGTATTGTAAATGTGATTACATTATCCGACTGCATTCGTCCTTTAGTCTTTGAGCGTGAATATTCCAATGCGTCTTTTCTAAAGTCAGTTTGCATAATGTCTATAAGATTCATCCCTCCCAAGTAAAAAGAAAGGCAAAAAAGGTCACGTGCCATAATCAGCTTTCTCTTTTCTGGTGAAGATTCACGAATCTTGTTAAAATTCTGTACTGTCAGATCAAGCTTCCTGATAGGGGCTGCAGATATTCTAGTCGTTACAAAAGGATGTATATCGTAAGATATATTCCACTCTCTTATCGCTCTGTTGACGACAGATTTCATTTGGGCAAGCATTGTGTTTACTGTAGTTTCAGTCACTTTCCGTTTCCGTATGAATGCGGCAAAATTCTGGACTAATGACGGGGTTAAATCAGAGAGAAGTATGTCACCTCTTGCAAAGTCACGAAAATACCTCCCCACCCTTTCAATAGATAATGCGTATGAATCTCTTCCCTCAGACTTGAGATAGTCTACAAAATTGCTACATGCTGATGAAAAGGTTTGCTCATCGGAAAGATTATCTGTAGAAATGATTTCTTTAATTTGCCGGCAGGAATAAAGTTCAAGATGTTTTATTGAGTCCAGTTTGTCTTGAAGGTCATCAAGGATGTTCCTAAGTTTCCGGTTTATCGCAGATGCCTCTGGATGCTTCACGACCTGACCGTTCTTAAACTGGTTCTCTGAAATAATGAATCGTGTGACGATATATGTTGTTTCATGCTTGTGACGGAGTGCAATTCTTATCTTATGTCTTCCGTCTTTTAATGCTTTTGCCTTGAAAATGGTAAGTGATAGAGTTGCCATAATGATTAAAAAATTTAAGGATACTCCAGGGATACTCAC